CGTCTTTTGCGGAACTTTATTCGCCGAGTTCAGAGAGCACGGAAGAAACAGGGGCTCCCGCCGCTCAAGTACATAGCCGTAACGGAAAAGGGCTCGAGGAAAGGGCGCTATCATCACCATGTTACACTTTCCGGCGGATTGGACAGAGACGAGCTCGAAAGCCTTTGGGGGCTCGGCTATGCGAACTCCCGCCGCTTGCAGTTCACGGAGAGCGGCCTCGCCGGGCTCGGTCATTACATCGTCAAGAGTCCGC